GTCCTTACCGTCAGGTACGGGCCGGAGCCCTGGCTTGTACGAACCAGGTTCACACTGAAGTGTGCGGCTGCTCTGTAACATAACGTGTTACGCGTGACAGACAAATTCACCGTGGTCTATGCGGTGCCGCATTGGATGCGTGTCTTAAATAGCTGTGAGTGCGTGTGCATGCCAAGCACAACACGAATGAAATCGGGGTTTTGGTCCCATGCGTTCATCATGGGTCGGTCGGGATTTTTGTTTGATTTCAGTCGTGCTCACACGGGTGAAGCTGTTGGCGCATTACATGAACGGGATCAGCGGGCCGAGTTCCTCAGCAGCAGTCAGCAGTGCCGGTGCGGCATCTGCTGCTGGTGCAGCGGTTATGGCTCGTTGTGCCTCCTTCATGGCGAAACTGAGAAGCTTCTGAGTGCCCTTAGGGGCATAACGCTCAAAAACCTCAGTAACTTTCGGCGCAGCGCTCGATACGACGTGGCTGACGTCTGCGATTGTGTCGACGACGGCTGACAGGAGGCCATTTCCGCGGGCTACTGCCTGCTTCACTGGGCCCGCTGTAGGGGCGTCGCCATGACGGTCAATCACTGTCGTCACTGCGTTCATGCCGACAGGGTCGGCACGGCGTGAACGTGCGTAGTACAGCGCATCACCAACTGCTTCTCCGAGAACATAAGCCTCCCACTCGAACGACGCATCTGCATCGACGCCAATGGCGCAGAAGAACATGCGCGCTCCGGACAACGCGGCGCAATTGCCAAGGACATGCGCTGCTGGTGCTTCGGATTTATAGCCGAGGCGAAACCAAGCAGGTGTACCTTGAAACTTTGTTCCTTCGTAGACCTCTTGCGGGGTGTCCATGCCAACGCCGACTTCCGCGTCCATGTAGTCGAAGTGCCAGGTGCGCGTGGGGTTGAGGGTAATGCTCTGCCACTCGCGGCTAATCGGCAGACGCTTGGTGTAAGGCGCCGCTGCAAGAGCGTCGACTGTCGGGGCAGACCCGTTGCAAACGCCAAAGTCCAAGTCTTCATTTGGAAAAACGCCGACCATCACGTCGCCTGACTTCGCATCTTCGCGTCCGGTATAGCGAAAGCGCAGCTCTGCGGCAACGACACGCGCTTCGACGCCTTGTGTCGCGAGTTGATCTGTCGTGATAGGGCATCGAGGCTGCGTGTTGATGTCGAGTGCTGTGAGACCCGTAATGAGCGGTTCGCCCATATCGAGCGCATTGTCGCTGGCGGACCAATAAGCCGTCGGGAGTGACAACACCGCGGTCGTTGCACCCCACACGTAATAGCTCAAGTCTTTCACGAGCATGGCGTATGGGTTGATGACTGCGGCGGCGAGCCCCTCAGCACCGGCTTTGGCGTATTGGTCTTTCAAATAAGACTGATACGTCTCAGACGGAACAGCAGGCTCGATGGGGATTGAGACACCAGATGGGAATTGGCTTGGGGCAGTGAGGGCACGGGCATATTGCGCCGTTGCTGTCGAGAGGTTCACGTGCAAGGCACCGGGCACGTAGCTCGGCTTCTGCACGGACTTCATCTCGGCGCGTTTCGGCTTTGATGACTTCGTTGAAGCGACGATCCTTTCGGTGATCTTCTTCTCGTGCTTTGGCTTTGGCATTGAGGAGTGGTTGACGGGAAACGATGTTGTAGGGCCTAGGGTTAGGTGCAACCGGCGGCCTCTGCCCGCCGGTGGTTTGCGATAGCCGTAGACCGGGTCATAATATGCATTGTTAGTCGCCTCGCGGTAACCGTTTAAGGTGTCGAACTCGGGTGTGGGATCTGGAAGCGCGGGCAGTGGATAGCCTGGAAGGTGCTCTCCAGTAAGGAGAACATGCTTCAGGTCATCATACATACCCGGGAAATCTTCGAGATCAGTGAGCACCTGTTGTTCCACAGCGAGCGCAAACTGCTCGACGCTGTACAAAACATCTTTCATACGGTTCCAATAGCCGCGGACGGTTTCACGGTTGATCATGTGGCCACGTAATTTGTCATAGTTTGATAGGGCTGTGGCGGCGGGCAGCATAGTCGACAAAATCAACATCAGTGAGAGGATGATAGTCGGCAGTGCTGCCTTTGGAACTTTGCCGGCTGGGCGTGGCGCCTTAGCGTCTCGAATCTTTGCGACGCCGGCCTTCATTTCGGCCAGCGGTTTCTTGTCGCGTTTAGACTGTCGACGCTTCGGGATCACGCTCGGTGGCACGGGTAGTTCTGTTTTACCGCGGTACAGTTCGCCATCTACTAGACACGTGTACTCTACTACTGGTGGCAGAGGCTCTAAGCAGAGTGGTGGTCGCAGCATGTCTTCGTGGGTCTTGCATGTTGACGCCCACGCATTGAAGCGTGGCAAGTCAAAGTCGTTGAGAACCGTCTGAAATAGGTCATCGATCCAGAAGTTTGTGTTCTCGTTTGGCCACTGATCAGCCACAATGGGGGTGGCGTAGTAGCTCGCGATCTCCTTTGAGCAAAAATGCTTGACATTCTCTGCGAGGCCAGGACTAGCCTCGGGGAGCAAAGGGAGACCGCGTTGCGTGGAAATGCGGTTGTAAGTCTCAATGAGCCGACGGAACACGACAGAGTTTCTGTCGGTCTGTGAGTAGCTCAGGAGCTTTTGCTGTAGCTTGTGCAAAGGTGTCACGCCAGGCGGCAACTTCACGGTGGTGTGCCACTTCTTTAAGTGTCGTTCTGGTTGTGCGCATGAGTCCGGGTCTCCTTGCCACGCTAACACAAAATAACGACTCAAAAATAGTATCGGTTCACCCTCGAGAAAGTCCTCGCGTTTCACCGGCATACCCCACATCTCCGCAGCCTTTCTGTATGTCTCCCACGGTATACCTTTCATCAATCCGTCGTCGCCCATGCCTGCGAACGCGCGCTCAAGTGTGTACACTGCCTCTTCATGTGTAATGAAGCGTCCGTTGACTTTAGTCATACGGAGTGCGGTGTAGGCCAAGAGAACGTTGATCATGAGGCCGATCAACGAGGTGATGATGCATCCAGAGATGAGATTGGACCAATCGTCGTACTTCACACCTTCTTTTGTTGTCGTCGGCACATACATGCTCGCTGACAACGCCTCAAGCAATTCCTCGTGGTATTCGGGAGAATAATACTCAGTAAAGCCAGTGGCAAGAATATGGTGAAAGAAGTCGCGCGTGTTCGCGTCCATCTTTGTGATGTCGGTACCGGAGACCTTCGTCCAATCGAGATTTGCGAGTGGACTGTCGGGGTCAGGCTTGAAGGTCGCTATGTCAGCTACCCGAAGTGCAATGGTTTTCGGCGACTTGCCGATCATGCACCATTCCTTGTCCTTGAATAGTTCAACGAAGGGGTAGTAGTACTTAGAAGCGACCAAACGGGCGTTGTCGATTGGTTCGACAACAATCCGTGGGGCAGCACTAGCTTTGCCATGCGCCTCCCTCTTGACAGCAGCCTTGTTCATCATGTACGCATCCTCGACCATTGCGTTGTCGAGTTTGCGCCACTGGTCTGGGCGTGGCTGTTTCTCTTTCACTTCGTCAATCGTCAGCGGGACGCCGACATGGCGTCTCGCCGGGGTGACGATGTAGTCCAACATAAAGTTCGCGGCGAAACGGAACATAAACTGCTTCGGGTCTGGCTTGCCGACAAATCGGTATTCCATGACTCGGGCGTTAACTGCTCGTTTATCGCGGGCGAAATTCACATCGTGAGAATATGCCTCGTGGATGAGGGGGCTGGAGAAGGCTGTGAGGGCGGTATTTACGGAGTCGTCTTGAATTTCGACTTCGTAGTTAACACGCCTAACTGCAAGCCCGACCGGATACACAACATCGGGCGGGCGAGCAACCTTCTCAAGGAGATAACCGCGGAGAACATTCATTTGTTCGCGCTCGGCGTACTTATCAGGTACGTCAAGGTGCGCCGTGACGGCGCCTGGCGAAATGGTTGTTGAGCCATTCTTGGCCGTCAGGAGAAGAGCGTCGAATCTCGCTGCGGTGACTTCGGTGTGAGCAAAGCCATCCGCAAGAGCGATGGACACGATCGGTTGCGGGCCGCCTGTGCGGAGAACAACATAATTGCCTTGAGCAACGGCATAATACTTTAAGGGAACGAAGTATTCAAAGCCGATTTGGTACGCAAGATAACACAATACAGTTGAACGCCAACTAACAAGCGGCGAAAGCAAAATAAGATCGTGTACATCGTTTGGTAACGAAATACGATCGACACGTCTGACTGACCAACCGCCGAATGTGCCAATGCGGTGCATTACATGTTGAAACATATAATGCAGCGCGGTCAAAAAGACAAGCACATATAATACGACGGCCAGGAAGTAGTCTGGCAGAAACACGAAATCAGAAAACGCTTGCGGGGGCGTGGCAATAGCACACGCCAACGCAACCGAAACTACTAACGCTCCGACATCCACAAGTGTAGAATTAGAATCAATCGCCACAGCATGGTCTTGAGAATAGTTCCAGAGCTTGTGTTGGTAGCGTCCACCGCCTTTGACTTCAACCAGCAACTCGTCCTGCTTATTGAATCTCCATGTGTAATCAAGGAGTTCACCTGCGACTGTCTTAGGTTGAAATTCATATATCAACAAAGCACAGCCGCCGGGCAGGCCGCCGAGGAACAAGTTCATGTCGATGTAACTAGAAACATCGATAAGAACAACCAAGTCATTTTGGGTGACGTGGAAATCCTTCGGGAAAGCGGTGAGGTCTTTGGGCCAATAGTAGACGCGACTTCCGTCGCGGTCAGCGTCCTGATCAGATCGTGACATCTGAACAAAATAGGGGTTCTTTCCGCTAGCTCGTGCGAGCAGCGCGCATTTTTCAGCGGCGGCGGCGCGGGCAGCAGCAGCATTTCCGTGCGTGTGTGCCATATTCGGTTGAATAGAGGGCAACGGCACAGAGTGCAAGTTGTTTCGCAAGGTACGACTCATTTGGTCGTGACGTTGCGCTGTCGAATTTAACAGCCATGAGATGGCAAATTTTGCCTTCATGCTGAGCAGTCGTGCGATCCATGGCATCGTGAGTGCCACGAGAATCAGTCGAATTACTGCTACGACGTCCAGCGAACTGGACGGTAAAATCCACAACATTAAAGTGTGTAGAAGTCCCATTTCTACTACAAGGTAGTAGGACC